AATTATGCGAAACAGCAAATGCTAACGGTAGCGCCGCATCGGATACCACCGGCCGCCCGCGCTGTTTTCGCACATCTCGGCGGCTACGCCGTCGATGCAGACGCTCCAGTACACGGCGGCCAGTTTCGGCCTGTCCTGCGGACGGGCTTTCGGATACGCAAGCGATACAAGGATTTCCAGCGGATCGCGCTCCAGCGTTCCGGCTATCTCCAGCACGGCGGCCAGCGGCAGTTTCAGACGGCCGCGCCGGTACTGGCTGACGTGGCTCTGCGAAACGCCCCAGTATCGGGCTAATGCGTAGTCCGAGCGGAAGCCTGCCCGTTTTTTGTACAAATCAAGCCATTGCGCGGCGTTTTTCATGATAAAACAAATCCTTATGCGTGAACATAAGGCCTATTTTATTTGTGCGTGGAAAAAGCCGCTACATGAGCAAATGCTCATTCTTTTCTTAACCAGTTTTAACTTTGTTTCAGACGGCCTTTTCAGACGTTGCGAATCGTGATTTTCCCGTCTTGTGAAACGGTCGCACGGTTTAAGGCTTCGTTTAGAAGTTCGTGCGTCAATTCGCTGTCTTTAAGGGGCTGGCGGCCTAATGCCACTAGCTTTTTATTCAAGTCAACGGCTAGAAGCCTGATCTGCTCTTCTTGAGCGTCTTTAATTCGCAATGTCTTCATGCGATCTCTTTCTTTGTTGTATTTTTCCAATATTCGGCTATTTGTAACTTGTAAACAAGTATTTTATTCTTGCGTATATGCGTATATTAGTGTAATGTTCGGCAAAATGTTATGTGTATACATGTGATTTAATCATGTTGCAAAAAAGAGAATACCGCCATGCGCACTACAGCCCGCCCTTCAACATCCCGCCCCTCTGCCGCTACGGCGACCTATGTACCCCCCATTAGTAACACGGGGGGAACTGACAAAGCAGAGGGCTGGGATGGAAATGAAAAGGCTTTTGCTCCTGTCAGCGAATCTTATGAACACGTCATTAAAGTCGGCCGCAAGACAAAAACCATCCCGCTCAAACGCGGCAGCAACGGACGCGGCGCATTTATTGATTACCTGACCGTCGTCTTTAAAGAAAGCGTTTTCATCGGTCCGGACAATCTCGGGGCATCTGACGAGATACTGGTCAACGCCTCCGAATGGCTGCTTTCCGTCATGGGTTTTGAAATCGGACTCGAGAAGAACGGCCGCCACGGCTACAAACGTTCCTTCCTCATGGGCACGGAAGAAGCCAAATACGGCTTTTTTATGGCCGAAGGCGCCCAAACAGCAGAAACCGTCTGTTTCAGCTTCACCGCAACGGGCTTGCGTGCTGCGGCAGACGGTTGGGAAACCCGCCTTTACGAGTTCATGGCCGAGCACGAATTGCAATGCAAGATTACCCGCATCGATTTGGCGCATGACTTCCTCAACGGCGAATACACCTGCGATCAGGTCAAACAAATGTGGGAAGACGGCCTGTTTACCACCTACCGCAACAAACCCCAGGCCGAATGTATCGGAGGCGATTGGCTTTTGTACAGAGGCACAGGAAGAACCTTTCAGGTAGGTACAAGGGGTGGCAGCAAAATTTTCCGCTTTTACGAGAAAGGCAAAGAACAGGGTGATACCGAAAGCCCGTGGACACGCCCTGAAGTCCAATTCAGAAACAGAGACTACCTCTTGCCGCTTGAGATGCTGATAGAGCCAGGCTGTTACTTCGCCGGTGCTTATCCCGCCTTGGAAATCATGATTGCCAAATTCGGCGAAACCCCTTCCCGCGCGGAAGTCAAAAAAAAAACCGAACACATATCAGTTGAGCATGTTCTGAAATACGCCTTCATTCAGGCATCCCGCGCCGTCGTCATGCTCAAAAACTACGGAGCAAACAATGACTTGATAGTGGAAATGCTCCAAGACGGCCAGAAAGAAATGCCCCGCCGTTTAAGCCGTGAAGCCTTCGATTGCGGCCATATTCCCGTCAGAGAGATACACAAACGCAAAAAACAGGCCGCAGACGACAGGGCTTTCAGAGAATTGGAAGACTACGGCGATACCTACAGACAGCCGCCCCGCCCTGCTCCGGTGAAGAAACACCGCAGCATGAACGAGTATTTGAAAGAGAAATCGCGCCTTGAACGCATGTACAGCATAGGCTTTGAAAAGCTTTTGGCTCAAGCCGAAACCATGGAAGAAGCCGAACGCATCAAAGAAGACCGCCGCGCCTTTGTTCTCATGAAAGCCTCCGATCTCCAAGGCAAACCGAATTTTGAACGTGAAGCATGGAAGCGCTATTGGCAGGAACAGGAATATCGCTATTACAGCAAATATGCCACGCCTTACGAAATATTGAACCCGAATTATTCCGACAAGGCGGCGGAATAATACAAGTCCTGACCTGCTCCGACAGTCAGGCACCCAAACCGCCATTACTCAACCATAAAGGATAAATCATGCCCGTAATGACACTGCGTAAAGTCGCCTGGAACAAAGGCGTCACCGACAACGGAATAGAGTACGACTATACCCGTATCACCTGCGAAATCCCGATTTATGAAGGCTCGCCGAAAGAGTTCGGCGTAGAAACATTTGAACTCGAATACGGCCCCGAATCCCGCCATCACGAACTGTTGCACCTTAAAGGCAAGCTCCCCGTCCAAGTCGATATCGGCTACATGGAAGCCAAAAAAGGCAAACAGCTCATCCGCGTCGTACAAGCCCTGCGCGTTCTTGACGAACCCAAAGACGGCAAAGTGCCGCCCGTCAAACCATGATTTTAAGGGCGTGCCGCCTGCCCCCGAACGGCGGCAAACACGTTATTAAGGAGAATAACATGTCTAAACTCAAATCCCTGGCCTATAAGGCCGCCCTTCCCGCCGCCCTGTCTGTAGCTGCGGTTTCCGCTTCTGCCGCCGGTCTTGAAGATATCGGCACATCTTTCGCCGCCGAAGTCGCCAAACTGGTTTCCATCGTTCTGGCCATCGGTATGGCGGGCGTTTCCGTGGTGATTTCGGTCGCCGCCTTCGGCCTCGCCTTCAGATTTGTTTCCCGTATCGGCGGTCGAGGTTAAATGATGTACCGGGTGGGCTGGCAGTGCGTATCCAAGCAACAGGCCGAAGATCTCGTCTTGTCCGCCCTCCCTCCTGCCTACCTGCCGGACGGCACGTTAACCCGTCCGGAGATGGTGGGCGGCAAATGGTATTACCTCGGCCAGCCCGTTAAGCTGGATTTTCCCGAATGCAGCCCTTCCGAACAAATGGCCGAAGGCGCTTATCACGCGGGAATGCTGCTGCTCGTTTTGGCCTTGGCCTTTTCCTTCCGCCGTATCTACGGCCTCATTTTTTCCATCGGCAGCGGTCACGATGATCATTGACGCATATTTCGTATTCGGCTTTGCGGCTGTCTTTCTGGCCGGATACATCATATTTTCAAAATA